GGCCGATACCATCCAATGAGAAGCAGTCAGGTGCTTGTGGTTCAGAGTCAGGTGTCCATGCCTTTGCATACCAAGTCTTTGACAGACGAGGATTAGCACCAACGATCACCACATCAATGGTTGTGGTATCCAATACAGTCTCGGTGTCACCCTCGACAATACGGAAACGCGCACCTTTAATGCTAATGCGTGGGATGGATTCGCCACCATTACCAAGACCACCTGCCATTGACTGTGCAAGTAATGATGGTGTGCCGATACGGCTTGCCAAGTGTGCGGGGACTTGGATATTTACAGGTACAAGATTGCTCATAGTTTTCTCCTTTAGTGAGCGGTTAATCTTCAACACGGGCTACGGGCTTACGGATATTCACCTCCAACTTCGTGCCGTAGTTCACGCCGGGGGGTACTGCTTTAGTTGCATCTATATATCCACGGACTGCAACTTTGCTAATGCGTTTCTCAAGCATGTCGTAGGCTTCGTTCTCACGAATGAATCCAAGTACGGCATCCCAATCACCGACATTCGCATAGTCCGTCGTGGTTAAGAACGCAGTTCCATGCTTGGTTTTGAAACTGGTAACGCCTTGAGCGTCAGCCTGTTCCTTAATCCATGCTTCAAACTGCTCCATCTTTTCCTTCAAAGTCTTGACTTGATCCTTCGTCTCGGCTTCTAGGGCTTCCTTCTTATTGCGGAGTTTGAGATACGCCGCAACAACATCATCGACAGTTATACTCATAATCACCTCTCAGTTTCTTGTTGAATTAAATCCAGTAACAAACCCTGCAACTTCTGTTTGTTCCTGAGCCTTTGATAAATCTTATGCTCAAGATCGGTTGCTTCAATGTGAATCACATTGGATACATGCTTCTTACCAATGCGTTCTATCCGACCATTTGCTTGTGTGTATTGTTCATTGCTATTGATCGGGCCGTACCACACAATCGTTGATGCCGTTGTCAGCGTCAAGCCATGCGCCATTGTGCCGGGGTGGGCAATCAACACATGTGGATGCTTAGAATCTTGGAAGTCATGGAAAATCTGATTTCGTTTATGAGCGGATACTTCGCCGTTCACAACACCAACTGTCCAATGCTTACCAAGTTCTTTCTCCAACATATGCAGAGTACCTGTCAGCGGTACGAATACAATTACTTTCTCCCCTGCTTCTTCAATTACCTCCTTAACTAAGTTAACTCTTGGGGTTGCATCAACTTGTATGTTCTGCCCGTCGTCGCCGTAAGCAACGCCACAACAAATCTGTACAAGTTTCTGAATCTTTACTGCTTCATTGACCGCAGTAATAGTTCCTTCGGTTGCCTCCGAAACAAAGTGCTTGAGCATTTGGGTGTAATGCTTCTTCTGTATCGGGGTCAAATCCACCTGCCGTGTCTGCACTACCGTATCGGGTAGGTCAAAACATTCATCACGGGTATACCGTACCGCAGGTTGTAGTATGTTCTTAACAATGTCCACCGACTCAGGTCGTGGTACAAAATTCCATTGTCCAATCTTCATCATCACCTGCTCACGGAAAGCAGTATATGTTTTTGTACAGTACGGACTGTTAACTAATTTAGCCAACGCCCATGCATCGGTTGGATCATTCGGGGTAGGTGTGCCAGTCATCAACCACAAACGTATTGATGGATTCATGTCTACCCATTTACGAAATATCTTGAATCGTTGTGTCGATGGGTTACGCAGGACTGCCGCTTCGTCTACGATCACTAGGTCGAACATCCCTAATGCTTGGTCAGATATGATCGGGAAGCCATCATGGTTGATGATGTAGAAGTCTGCTTCTTCTCTGAGCAACTGCTTGCGTTTGGCGGCAGTGCCATGTAACACCAAGAACTTGCGGTGTGGAAAGCCTGTAAAGATACCATCACCCCACACCCGTTCAAGCGTAGATAGCGGTGAAAGAATCAATACCTTTTCAATCTGCCCTGTCTTTATAAGATAGTCAGCCGCCCATAATGCTGATTGAGTTTTGCCTGTACCGATCTCATTCAACACAAGCCCACGAGTGTTGAGCGTCAAGAACGCAGCAGTTTGTTTTTGGTGGTCATACGGGGTGTACTGGCCGGGCCAGTCGTAGTAATACAGAATGGGGGATGGTGCTTGGATACCAAGGTTACGCAGTACCCGTACCTCATCAAGACGATGGGGTGTAACCACAAGGGGTACGCCTTGATACTCAAACGGCTTGGCGGTTGGTATTGTCTCAAGTACCCTGTTCGGGTTGTTGAGTTTTAATGCCAACGCTTTGGCATCTTGAACTACTAGCATTATCTTTTCACCTGTAAAGTTTCTCTTTTATTATTTGTTCCATCAACGCAAGGGTTGGCTCGTCATACACCACCATCCACCAACCACCTGCGTTTTGAATCTCTTGACCACACTTCACTTGCAACATCGTCGGCTTCTTGGTCTTGTCTGCCTTGACTTCAATCCCTAAAAACTGTCCCCTCACAATCGCTATCAGGTCAGGTATCCCCGCCTTGCCAAAGCCATTGTTAGCAGGGAAGAAATACCACACGCTATGCTTCTTCAATACGGTCACTACCTTCTTCTTTACCTTGCCTTCGGGAGTATTGTAACTCACTTTACGCTCTTGTCAAGTAAGGTTAAACCCTAGCACTAACACAGTCGTGTCGGGCAGGGCAAAAGCGACATAGCCCTGATGGTTTCATAGGCCAGTTGTCATGCTCCAACGACTTGTATATACGCTGAATACGCTTCATCACATCCGCCCACAGGTCGTTCGTCTGCGCCCTGTAATAGGTCTCTGTATCCATCTCCATTGTCTTGAGCCACACTAGGCTAGTCCTTACAGTCTGCACATCAGGGAAGTGTTGAAACACCTGCGCCGCAAACAGTTGCATTTGGAATTGGTCAAGGTTTCGTTTGCCTGTTTTCCAATCCATCACATTGGCGATGGTATCGTTTATTACAAGAATGTCAAGTTTAGATCTGAGCCATGCATCTGCCTCCCACCAACCTGTTGGTGTAAGGTTCTCAGTCAGCACCATCTCATGTTCGATATGCAAATCACCCCCCTCGGCTAGTCGTTCTACCGATTGACAAAGCGGTTCGTAATGGGCGATTTCTTGTGGCAACAAGTTGTTGGATTTAAGCCGATGCTCAAGGTACGCATGTACCCGTTCGCCATGCTTACTGGCTTCACCCCCCTCATCCACCACATCCTTCAGAACACGCTGACGGAAGTAGCGGTAGGGGCAATTCTCGTACAGTTTAATTGAACTGTATGAATGACTCAGTTTCATATTGTCAGTGATGGGACTTCCATCACCCTTAACTTATTTGGAAAGGTAAATTTATCACACATTTTTGGGGGTGTCAAGTGTCGCCGTAAGTATCTGCCATGCCTGATTCACAGGCTACGGGTAGCCCCTGCGCCCAGACTGGAGGGGTAGACATTGTTTGTACAAGAAGTTGCTCTGCGTTAGACGCATCGGATACCGGGGCCGTGATGATAATCTCATCGTGTACTTGGAAAGCCACATGGAAGTGTTGCCCGATCTTCGTCATCTGTTCTGCAATAACGATACGAGCCAAGGCTTGAATCAAATTTTCTGTGACTTTACCGCCATAGATTTTTGTCCAGTTAACTTCCTTGATCTCGCCTGTTATCACACGGTTCTGTACCGCCTTGCGATACTCCCTTGCATCTGCGATATATAAGAACTGACTACCATCTGTACGCAAAGCAGGGTATCGTATACGCATCTTGTTAGGCAGTATGATTCCCTCGCTATCGTATGGAATCCAATCAACGATCTGACCGCTTTGCCCTGTAACTATATGGTTGAGTGCGTTGCCACATTTCTGCCACAACTGAACTATCTTCCAATTCTTTTGGCGATACAAGCGCACAATACGATCTGCTTCGTGTAGGTCAATCCGCACGGAGATACCGCCCTGCCCTATCTCTAGGGTGCGCCGAAACTTCTCAGCCCCCATGCCGTAGCCAAGCCCCAAGATACAGGTCTTGCCCACGAATCGTTCTACTTTATCTTGCTTGGTGATTGTTCGCCCATAGACTTCGGTCGCAAACTCCGAGTACACATCTCGCCCTTCAGCAAATGCTTGGACTAATTCTTCCTGACCTGCAACATAGGCAACCATGCGGGCTTCGATCTGTGAACTGTCACATGCAATTAACTTGTGGTTTGTTGGTGCTTTGAGTGCGCGTCGTATAGAGTTATTGCCACGGGCAGGTAGATTTTGTAGGTTAAGTTTATCGCCCCCTGAGAATCTGCCTGTGTGTGCGCCATAGTAGTTGAGCATGATCGGCAAGCGACCACGACTTGCTACTTCTATTAGTGCTTTGGTTCGGGTTTCTTCGATAGTGGATTTGATTCCGAGCCTTGCTGCCACCGCAGACTGCACCCTTTCATCAGGATGTTCTAGTAAGTCGGTAAACGCTTTGTCGGTTTTAGAAAAGGCAAAGGCTTCCTTGCCTGTGCGTAGACTTGTTTTTGTAGGGGGTTCGACCCCAAGGTTGGAAAGGAACTTGGCAAAGATGTTGTTGCTCATCAGCGCTTTAGTTAGTGTCTCGTCAGAGATGCCATCGCCCAAGCCCATGTCGTTGAGTAAATCTTTTTTGCGTTGCAACACACTGTCAAGATGTTGCTCTAAGGTTGGCACATCCAACTCGATCACAGGTTCGGTGTACATGCGAATGGTTTGATCGATGACCATGAGTTCGGAGATTGGAAAATCTTTGCTTATCTTTTTGAACAACTGATAAGTCAAGTCCACATCGTTCTTACAGTACTCTGCGTAGCGTGCAAGTTCGTCAGGCGCAAAGTCCCCCCTGCGTTTGCCTAACGCATTGATAACTTCGTCGCCCTTTGCGCCGATCTCGTAGTGCGTAGCGAGTGCCTTGAGACTACCACCTACCGTCATGTTGTGGAATGGTCGTGCCATGCTGAGTGTGTCGAGCCACAACTTTGGCTTGATGCCAAAGTGCCATGATAGGATTGCCCCATCAAAGGCAGTATGATGGCAAAGGATTGCCTTATCAGAGTAGTCTAACCCTGTCAGGAATCCTTTGACATTCGTACCGCTATACCAAATGGTAGGCTCTTTGTTTACCTTAACACCTACACCGATCACCTCAAAGCGAGGGTCACGAATGTAGGCTTCGGTAGTCATCTTTGAAAGCGAATACTCTTTGTCATAGTATGTTTCAAAGTCAATCGTGATTATTTCCATGCTTACCTATCTTGCAACCATATGAATACGAGTGTGGCTAACGCACCTAGCGCAGTCACGCAACCAAGTAGGAACATAGTCCACTTGAATATCTCCCATAGAATCTCCATCATTTGCTTACCTCAATTAGTTTGGCAATGTAGTGATGGGCTTTCTTCACATCTTCGAGACCCCCCTTTGCATTACACCTAGCAAGATATTTGATTGCGTTGCCCTTTAAGAATCCGTTGAACTCATCGGGTTTCATCCATGCTTGCATGGCTTCCCAAGGTTGGATCGGCATTGCTTTGTAGTGAGATCCACCAACTTGTTGTTGGTTG